CTAACTCAGACGAAGATCAGTTTGCACTAATCTGGACCGAAGCACTAAAACGCTTTGACGAGTTTGGTATTGAACAACCACTAGGTACTAACGGTTTTCATAGTTTCTTTGCACACTGGAACGAACATCCGGATCGCGATGAAAAGTGGGCACAAACAGTGCGAGCTAAAATTGGTGACGAGCGTTTCCGTCGTGAGTTTGACTGTGAATTCTTGATCTTTGACGAAACATTGATCAATGCTGTGCGACTGGCAGAAATGAAGGGCATTGAACCAACAATGGTTATGGGACAGACACGCTGGTACAAAGATATAAACCCACAGGCAACTTATCTAGTAGCGCACGATCCGAGTCTTGGTACAGGCGGAGATTATGGTGCTATACAGGTCTTTGAAATGCCCACAATGGAACAGGTTGCAGAGTGGCGTCATAATCTAACTCCTATACAAAGTCAAGTTAAAGTTATGAGAGAGATATTGAAATATATTCAGGATCGAGGTGCAGAAAGGGGTGGACAGCCGCAGCTATACTATTCAGTAGAAAACAACTCTCTTGGAGAAGCTGCTCTTATTGTTATCCGTGATATAGGCGAAGAAAACTTTCCGGGACTTTTTCTTAGCGAGCCTATTCGCAAAGGGCATGTGCGTAAATTCCGTAAAGGATTTAATACTACGCATCGTACAAAAATTACAGCGTGTAGTCAACTTAAGAACATGCTAGAAACACAAAAGATGAAGATCTACAGCAAGCCCTTGGTTTCTGAACTTAAGACCTTCGTAGCAACTGGTGTTGGATTTAACGCTAAAACAGGCGAGCACGATGACCTGGTCAGCGGTGTACTGCTAATTATACGCATGGCTAGTGTGTTAGCAGACTGGGATCCACAGATCTACGACAAACTAACAGAAAAAATCACCGAAGATCAGATGCCCATGCCTATCTTTGTGTCTAGCGGTTTTTGATAAATATAACTATGGATGCAACAAACAATATTGCCACTGATTTATTTTATAAAATTCGCAGCCGCTTCAAAGGCCTAAAACTAGGCAATGAATTGGGTGCTATTACCATCAATCCTGAAGAAGCCCGCTTCTTTGATTTTGATTACATGGAAGGCGAAACTGCTGTAGGACATGTTAGTATCAGTCTTGCAGAACAGAATTCTATCAAAGTTTATTTCAGCACAGGCATCACAGAAAGCATGGATCCCCTACAGAAAGACAACTGGTACGGATTCCTAAAAGAATTACGAGTATTTGCTAAACGCAGATTGATGAGCTTTGACACTAGAGATATTGCCAAAGATAATCTAGATCGCAGAGACTACGAATTTTTAACGCAACACAATCAACCAAAGCAACAACCGAATACAGTGATACAACCTGTTGGAGAAAGTATTATGAGTGAAAGCCAACTATATGGTAGCAAGACAATGAGCTATCAAAAGTTAATGGATACCCGTTTGATTATTAAACACAGTCAAACACTTGCAGACGATATGCAACCTGGTGCTAGAAGCAGAAATATTTCGGCACTATTTGTAGAAAATCAAGACGGTGAAAGATTTAAATATCCTTTCATCCACCTAAGCGGTGCTCGTGCAATGCAACGACATGTAGCCAACGGTGGTGTACCTTACGATGACATAGGCAAAAGCATTATCAATATGAGCGAGCAGATTGCTCAACTAAAAAGTTTCAATAACTATGTTGTACGCAACGACCTAATGAACTTCGAAACGAACGATGTAGTCGAGCGTAGCCAACAACAATTAAACATGATGCGTGAACAATTGTCTAGACTAGCCAAGCAGAGTCACTATGATGTTTATAAAGAAACATTCCAGCCACAAGAGGCATTAGAAGTTCCACAAGAAGTAGTCGAAGATTATACTGAAAAATTTACAGTTAAGAACTTTAAAGAAGATATCAAAAGCGTATTTCCAGTTCTGTACAGACTAATGAAGGAAAGCGAATTAGGCTATGACGACATAGTCGCAATGACAAACACTGAACAACCAACTACAGAAGATTTTGATCTTGAAGAAAATGATAATGAGTTTGATCGCTTTGAATCATGGGTCATGGGCCTAGGAGAAGATAGTCCTATACAAAGTCAAGAACCAGAAGAGCAGGCAACCGCAATACAAGCACTACAAGAGTTAGTAGCTCAGGCCTTTCCAATAGGTGTAGATGGTAGCAATGCCGTTGAAAGCCTCAAAGGTATTATTGAAGATCCTCAACTAGAAAAACAAATTCAGACACAGGCAGCACAAGATCCCGAGATGGATGCAAGAGGTCTAGTACAACAATGGTTGAGCCTATATGCACCAGAAGTATTAGAGCAATTAGATTTTGGAGACTTTGATCCAAACGCAACAGCGGAGCCAGAAGGTGAAGCGCCGGCGACTGACCAAGGGGGTGATATAACAGCGCCAGAAGCACCAGCAGCAGAGGTTCCAGCAGAAGAACCAGTTCCGCAAGAGTCAGCAAACGGTCCCAACAAGAGTGATGTTCCTGCTTTTATGAGAAAAGATAAAGGTGGCGATGATTGGAAGATGAGTTCAAAAGATTTAGATGATGAGAAAACAAAATCACCAACTAGTTCAGCAGGCTTAGAGCGTAAGAAGAAAGAATTAGGTATGGAAGGTCAGAAACAAGGTATACAAGAATTGGCAGAATTTATTCACAGTTTTTACGACCGTGAATCAGGCACATTTCCTAAAGGCCCAGAAGGTGTTGCAGTTATGGTAGGCAAGAAGTTTGGCGAACAGGCAGAAATGATTGCTCGTAAAATGGTAGAAAGAATGGCACCACAACAGCAAGATCCACAGATTGCAGAATTGGCTCGTATTAGAGAATTGGCAGGCTATTAAAAGTTTCGTTGCAGTTAGAGTCTAGTTAACTCTATTAGATTGGACACTTAGGTGTCCTTTCTTTTGGCTAAATTAGTTGTCAACGAACATGCGGGCTACCGCGTTATATATATGTAGGGGTAGAAATTCCTACTTAACCAAAAGGAAACTTTGAAATGAAATCAGCAATCGCAATCCTCGCTACCGTGTTCGCAGTATCAGCATTTGCACAAGCACCTGCTAAGAAAGAAGAAGTTAAGCCAGCAGCCCCAGCGGCAACAGCGAGTGCTCCAGCACCAGCTAAGGCTGAAGTTAAGAAGGACGAAAAGAAGCCTGTCAAAAGTGAGCCTGCAAAGAAAGACGCACCTAAAGCAGACGCAAAGCCAGCCGCTACTCCAGCGAAGTAAATTTGATCTAGAAGACAGTGACCTCATAATAGACGATGAGGTCACTTATGGTCGTAATCGACGAAGTCAAGAGTTTGGTAAGTTAGTTGAAGATGATGAACTGTCAGACTATGTTAAATTTAGATTATGGCTATCTAGACAAATTGCATTGGCCAAATATAGAGAAGCCCACGGTTAAGCCCTGGGCTTTTTTATTGGCAAAATAAAATCAAAAATAAACAGAAAATCATTGACCTTGCTAAATAAAAAGCGCATAATAACATATGTGCATAAGGCATATAAAACATTTTAGGCATAACATAGGAGGCATTTAAAATGGCAACTCTCGCAGAAATCCGTGCTAAACTTCAAGAAGCACAATCAAAGTCCACAGGACAATCCACAGGCGGTGGAGACAACGCAATTTACCCACATTGGAATATGCAGGAAGGTAAGGAAGCAGTAATTCGCTTGCTACCAGACGGTAATCCCAACAACACATTTTTCTGGGTAGAACGAGCAATGATCAAATTGCCGTTCGCAGGTATCAAAGGTGAAACAGACAGTCGTCCAGTTCAAGTGCAAGTTCCTTGCGTTGAAATGTACAACGACGGTACAGCTTGCCCAATCCTTTCAGAAGTTCGTGGTTGGTTCAAGGATAAAGCCCTTGAAGAAATGGGTCGTAAGTACTGGAAAAAGCGTTCATACATTTTTCAAGGCTTTGTTGTTGAAGATCCTATCCGTGAAGAAAAGACTCCGGACAATCCAATCCGTAGATTCATCATCGGTCCTCAAATCTATCAAATCATCCGTTCAGCACTAATGGATCCAGAGTTGGAAGAATTGCCAACTGACTTCCTGCGTGGTGTTGACTTCCGTATTGCTAAGACTAGCAAGGGCGGTTTTGCTGACTACTCTACTTCAAAGTGGAGCCGTCGTGAACGAGCATTGAGCGATATTGAAAAGGCAGCTTTGGAATCACATCAGTTACACAACTTGAGTGATTTCCTACCTAAGAAGCCTACTGATGTTGAACTCAAGGTAATGAAAGAAATGTTTGAGGCGTCAGTTGACGGTGA